GAACGTTGGGTGCGGACAAGTTGCCAGCTCAACAGGGCGGTGTCGAATCCAAACCGGATATTGATGCGGAGGTATTTACAGTAGGTTATAAAAAAATAAGAGAAAAATAGAAAGGAGCCAGCCTCCGGCCGGGGCAAGGGTATACCGGGCTTCTGAGAAAATGGAAAATTTGATTATAGATTGCTTCGCCGGAGGAGGTGGAGCGAGCGTAGGAATAGAAATGGCACTTGGAAGACAAGTAGATATTGCAATCAATCACGATCCGGATGCAATTTTGATGCACAAGACAAACCACCCGAAAACATTGCATCTCACAGAAGATATCTTCAGGGTAGATTTGAAGAAATATGTGAAAGGAAAGCGAGTTGCTTTAATGTGGGCGAGTCCTGATTGTACCAGCCACAGCAAGGCAAAAGGCGGGAAGCCGAGGGAAAAAGGGCTTCGGATTTTGCCTTGGGCGGTATACAAACACGCAAAAGCAATTCTCCCTGATGTGATTATCATGGAAAACGTGGAAGAGATTCAGCAATGGGGACCGCTGGATGAAAACGGACATCCGATTAAGGAACGGCGTGGGGAAGATTATAAGAAGTTCATTACGGCAATGAAGAGTCTCGGGTATATATTCGACTGCCGGGAGCTTATTGCGGCAGACTATGGCGCGCCAACCACAAGAAAGCGCTGGTATGCAATATTTCGAAGAGACGGAAAAGACATCGTGTGGCCAGAAAAGACGAATTTTAAATCCAGAGATCCGAAATGGCAGGAATGCGGGGCATATATCGATTGGTCTGATTTAGGGAAAACGATATTTGATAGACCAAAACCGTTGGCAGATGCAACAATGAAAAGGATTGCAAATGGAATCAGAAAATATGTAATAGACAATCCATCTCCCTATATCGTGAGAAATAAAGATGCTGTTGCATTTATGATTCAGTACCACGGAGAAACAAAAAATGGAGAATCAAGAGGACAGTTGCTGACAGAACCAATTAAAACAATCGACACATCAAACAGGTACGGCCTGGTGACAGCTTTTGTTACAAAATTTTATAAAAGTGGAATCGGACAGGGATGCAACGAACCTTTACACACAATCACAACATCACCTGGACATTTTGGATTGATATCTGCGTTTTTAATTAAGTATTACGGAACTGGCGGAGGACAAGAACTTTCAAATCCGCTTGCAACGATTACCACAAAAGATCGTTTCGGACTGGTAAATGTGATTCTGGATATCGAAGGCGAAAAGTATGTCATGAAGGATATTTTCCTGAGAATGTTAAAACCGGAAGAACTTAAATTAATGCAGGGATTTCCGGATGATTACATTATTGACAGGGATTACAAATACAGGAGATATCCGATCGCAAAACAAGTGGCTAGAATCGGAAACAGTGTAGTGCCAATCATGGCACAGAAACTGGTAGAAGCAAACTGCCCGTATTTAAAAATCGGGAATAGGGTGCCGAACATAGAAATATATGAGGATGAGCAGCAAATTAGGTTTGCGTAGTAGGAGGAATGACTAATGGCGAAAACAGAAGAAACATGGATGGACGGGATCACTACAGAAATGATGGAGCATATATGCGACAACCTGTGCAGGTATCCAGATCAGCTAAATAGAATAGAGCTGGACGATAAATGCGCAGAATGCAAGATGGGGCGGTTTGTGTGCGATATTTTGAACCAGTATAACAAGTGTGCGAAGTTGCTGGAGCAGATGCATGAGTTGAAAGAGCGGGATACGGCGAAGAAGCCGAAAAAATACGGAGTGACAGACAGCCAAGGTGTATTCCATCCATTGGTTGGAGTTGATGGAGTACCGTATGACTTATGCCCGAATTGTGATAGTAATTTATGTACAACTGGTATGTTCGGAAGAAGCAAAGAAAGAATGAAGTATTGTGAGAAGTGCGGCCAGAGATTAGATTGGAGTGAGTAACATGGGAGAATTAAAGAAATGCCCATTTTGTGGCGGAGAAGCGATTCTGAAAGTCCATTATGGATTTGATGAAAAAGTTATATCCGCTTTCGTGTACTGCAA